CCAGCACGAATATCAAGGCCGGATCGTGCTGGGTTGTTGTGCCCAATCTACCAGCCGGTGGGTCTGTGCAATACACGGTCGAGGTGTGGCCGACTGCGCAGACGCAATCGTTTGCTGCGGCGATCACTCGTACTGATGTCGACGCAAATACGATCCGGTTTGAGACCTCCGCATGGTCGGCCACGTTTGCGGAGTCCTGGTCTCGCAATTTGATGGGGTTTGTGAACAAGGCCAGCGGATTCGACTTTTTTGGCGAGACTGCTGCCGGGTTGGATTTTCTTTACAAGCCCAGCAATAGCGGCACATCGGAGTATTCCGGCCTGACGACTGGCACGCGGTCTCAAGTCGGCATTCTGCAGCAAGAGCGGGACAATACGACTTTTGGTTATGGGGTTGTGTATCGCTGGTACGTCGCCCGCAGTCGCGGCTCGATTGACACTGGGCTGCATCACGATGTGTGGTATCGCATCTATGTCAACGGTCGGATCGATGTCAAATGTATTCACAAGGCGCTGTCTGAGCGACCGACGACCGACCTCAAGTTGATCGCATCGGTGATCAAGCCCAGGCACACGGGCGGCACTCACGCGGGCAGCAATACCGGGCTGTGGCTCAAGTGCGATTACGGCTCAAACGGCAAATTGTTGGTGCAGGCCCGCAGCAGCAAGACCAACAGCGATGCGGACGGCACGGTCGGCGGTGCAGGGTGGCCGGGCGGTGATGCGTACTACACGGCAAGCCCGGTCCGGCTGCGTTTTGGGTCGCAGGCCGCAAACTACGTGATGCCGATCAACGCCGAGCGACGCGAGTATTTCTCGCTGATGATTTCTGAGAACTTTGACGCCGATCAGCTCAAAATCTGGAATCCGCTTGTCACCACCGCAGCCAAGACCAGCAGCGTGACGACGCAGTTGCAGCGTTTCGGCGGGCAAGTGCGCAGTTTCTTGCAGCGTTACTCCGCGTTCTCAAGCGCCGACGCCGACGACTGGAAATCCGCGATGGTAGCGGGTGCGTGGGCTGCATACGGTCGATCTGGCGGCTATGCTCAATGGTCGCTCGTGCCTGTTCGGATTGCTCAATGGCTCGCCGTGCCTGGGCGTGGCCCGGCAGATAGCGGGCTTGGCGCACGATTGTTCGCCAACTACAAGGCAGGCGCTGCGTCGTCAGGTTGGGAGCATGTCGGGCGCGATGTCGGCGCATTTTACGCGCTGTTGCTTGAAGCACAGCGCCGGGGCGATGCGTCTGTCGCCAGTCTGTGCGGCACGATCATTCGCGGGATTGCAGATCATGCTGTGCTGTGTGAGGCCGACAATGGCGGCACAGGCCGTATCCGACTGAATTTTACGGACGGGTCGAACAACACCAACCTTAACGCAACCGCTGAGGCAGTCATGGCGCTGGCGTTTGCCCGTGCCATCGGCTACGCGCCTGCGCCGGATGTCGCTCTGCGGATCTGGTCTGCGCTGATCGCTGGTATCGAATACCGCAACTGGCCGCCATACGAATTCAGCGTTGCCGGTGCGCCGGACCGCTCGATCACGTATCAGGTGCTGAGCTATTTCCATCGTGTCATGCTGGCGGTCAATATCGTGCCGCCGATGCTCGGGGTCTCGACTGTCGTCGATCCTGCGTACTCGCTCTTGGCATCGACAAATGCCCAGGGGCAGGCCGACGAGCACCGCGACAACATGAATTTCCTGCGGCGCGGCTCTGGCGCGACGATCATGCATTTCGCGGCAAACTTGGCGATGTACGGCAACGTCAGCGAGATCGAGCAGGCAATCCAGATCATGTCGCACGTCAACGCTGAATCTCTTGCGACCGAGCCCAGCCCGTACCCCATTGACGGATGGGGCAACACCTCGTCACGCAGCGTAGGCGATGCGCTGTGCGCGATGCTGGCGCTGTATCCGCTGCGTCGGCTGACCGAAATCTAATCCCCCTCGCGCATGGCTGACCCCTGGATCACTCCCGAGGCGGTAGCGGAGACATTCCGCCGCCGCCTCGCTCGTCTGGCAAAACTGCGGAGCGATCCGAAGCTGCTGGCGAGCGTGCGGGCGTACTACAGGGACCACCCTGCGGATTTTATCAACGATTGGGGCTGCACGTTCGACCCGCGTAACGTTGAGATCGGGCTGCCGGCCACGATGCCATTCACGCTTTTCCCCAAGCAGCGCGAGTGGATCGACTGGACCGTCGAGCGGTGGCGCAACAGAGAGGACGGGCTAACCGAGAAGTCCCGCGATATCGGCATATCCTGGTTAGCTGCCGGATTGGCTGTGTCGCTTTCGGTCACGCATACCGGCATCGTCGTGGGGTTTGGGTCGCGCAAGGAGGCGCTGGTCGATAATTCGGCTGACCCGGATGCGCTGTTTTGGAAGGCTAGACGGTTCATCAACATGCTGCCCGCTGAGTTCCGGGCTGGGTATGCGGACAAGACATGTTCCGCGCACATGCGGCTATCGTTCCCAGATACCGGTAGCGTGATCAAAGGTGAGGCCGGCGACAACATCGGGCGGGGGGGGCGGTCGTCGCTTTACTTCACGGATGAGGATGCATTCATTCCACGTAGCCAGATCGTCGATGCCGCGCTGTCGCAGAACACCAACTGCCGGCAGCGCCTGTCATCGGTCAATGGCATGCAAAACACATTTGCCCAGACCCGGCACGCCGGCAAGGTGCCAGTCTTCACGTTCCACTGGCGAGACGACCCGCGAAAGACGGACGAATGGTATGCGAAGCAGGTCGAGCGACTCGACCCCATCATCGTTGCCCAGGAAATCGACCTCAGTTACACAGCATCTATCGAGGGCGTCGTCATCCCATCGCTGTGGATCTCTGCTGCCGTCGAGCTGTACGGCCTGCTGCCCGATGTCACAAGCGGGGAATCTCGCGGGGGGTTAGACGTAGCGGACGAGGGGCGAGACAAAAACGCATACGCCAGCCGCGAGGGTGTAGCACTTGTCGGCCTGGAGGAATGGAGCGGAAAGGGATCGGACATATTCGATACGGTAGAGCGGGCGTTCGGGATTGCCCGATACGCCGGCCACGTCGGATTTGACTACGACGCGGACGGCCTGGGCGCGGGCGTGCGGGGCGATGCGAAGCGGATCAATGAGCGGCAGGCGAGGGAAGGTCTACGGGCTTTAGAGGTTGCAGAGTTTCGCGGGTCTGGTGGCGTGCTTTACCCTGACGCCCCAATCCCTTCGCCTGATCCGCACATGGCCCGAGACGCGAAGTCGCGCAAGAATGCGGATTACTTCGGCAACTTCAAGGCTCAAGCGTGGTGGTCGCTTCGCATGCGGTTCTTGCGTGCGTTCCGGGCCGTCAAGGCCATCAAGCGCGGCGAGCAGTCACCGTATGACACTGCCGACCTGATCGCCATCGACCCGGCGATCCCGATAATGAGCCGCCTTCAAATGGAGCTCGGGCAAGTGCAGTACCGCAAAAACGACGTGGGCAAGATCATCATCGAAAAAACGCCAGACGGCATGCGCTCGCCAAACTTGGCGGACGCTGTGAATATCGCATTTGCCCCCCGTTCGCGCCGGCGCGGTATCATGTCCGCATTAGGAGGAAACTGAGATGATTGCACGACTGATCCGTGCGCTGTTCGGCGCAAGCGATCCACAACCGCAGCCGGCCAAGCCTGAGCGCAAGGGGTTGTTCTCGACGCACCTGGAGCGTGACGAGTCCATGCCACGGTCGCTCGATGACGTGGTGTTTCGCGTCAAGGGCGGTGCGCTCAAGCCATATGCTCCGAATGGCGTAGCGATGGATAGCGCGGACTGCGGATCGTGCGACACGCTCGACGGGGCGTTTTCGCTGGGCGCTGCTGGGATGGTGCCGGATGGGCAGCTTGGCTGGTATGCGTCACAGGGCTTTCCAGGTTACCAGATCCTGGCAACGATGGCGCAGCAGTGGCTAGTCGCCAAGGCCGTCGCAATGCCTCCCCGCGATGCGATGCGCAACGGCTACACGGTCAAGGTCGGGGACGGCGAGGACGATAAGGACGCCGACCCGGCCATTATTCGCGCCATCGAGGGATTCGACCATGACTTTATGGTGCGCCACAACGCCACCGAGCACGCACGATTCACTCGGATTTTCGGCATCCGGCTGACCATGTTCCTGGTCGATGTCCCGGACCCTGCCGCGTACTACGCCGCCCCGTTCAATATCGACTCGATCCGCCCTGGCGCGTATCGGGGGATGACGCAGATCGACCCGTACTGGTGCACGCCTGAGCTGTCGGCAAGTGCCGCGAGCAATCCGACCGCGCAGGATTTTTATGTGCCAACTTGGTGGATCATCAACGGCATGCGGGTGCATCGGACGCACATCATCGTCGGCATGGGCGAGCAGGTGGCCGACGTTCTCAAGCCGTCATACCTTTTCGGTGGCGTGTCAGTCGTGCAGCGGATCTATGAACGGGTCTATGCTGCCGAGCGGACTGCAAACGAAGCCCCGCAACTGGCGATGACCAAGCGCCTGCGCACGCTCAAGACCGACTTGAGCCAAGCAACAGCAAATCAGGCTGCGCTTGAAACCGTGCTGTCGCGGCGCGCTCAACTGCTGAGCAACTACGGGACGGATGTCATCGACAAGGAAACGGACGACGTGATGATGTTCGACACGTCCCTGGCTGACCTTGATAGCGTGATCATGACGCAGTATCAGATCGTTGCCGCGATTGCCGAGTGCCCCGCGACCAAGCTGCTTGGCACCACGCCCAAGGGCTTCAACTCGACCGGCGAGTACGAGGAAGCGAGCTACCACGAGACCCTGCGCGGCATTCAGATGGAGATGCTACAGCCGGTGATCGACCGCCACCATCAGATGCTGATGCGCTCGGAGATCGCGCCGAGGTTTGGCATTGACCCCGATACGCCCATTACGATCTCGTGGAACCCCTGCGACACGCCGACCGCGAAAGAGCGCGCCGAGGTGCGTGCCATCGAGGCGCAGACGGCAAAGACCTACGCGGAGATCGGGGCGATTGATGCATACGACGTGCGCGACAGGCTGATTGCAGACCCGGAGTCTGGGTTCTCGGGGATGCAATCGGTCGAGCGCATGGAAG